TTCACATGAATCACTGCCACCACCGACAAAGCGTGGGCGCGGGATAATAATTGGCATTTTTTGAGGAAAGCCAATTTCAGCCCAAAACGGCACCCGTATTTTGCTGCCTAAAAAGTTAACCCGCTGCAAATAGGCCAAGGTGCCGTTTGGTGCTAATTCACTAAGTGATTTTGTTAAAAACTCACAAGTGAGTGAAAACGGTGGATTAGTGATAATCACATCGTGCTGACCAAACTCAGTGGTTAAATAGTTAACCCCGCGATCAAGTTCAGCCCAACTTTTTTGGGATTCTGGCAAAGCCACTTTGTTATAAATGGCATCTGTTCCACGGCATGGTTCTAAAAAGCGGTCTGTTGGATTAAGTACCAATTGTGCCAATAAGGCGTCGACTACATTATCAGGCGTTGGGTAAAGTTCATTTGCGCGGACATTGCCGTTAGTGCTGCTCATAGCAATATCCTTAAAATGGTACTTCGTCGTTAATGAAATCAGCCATTAATGATTTTGCCTGCTCTAAATCATCATTGGCTATGCAACCATGAAGTTCATCTATGTGCTGATTTGCAAGCTCAAGTTCAAGATCTGTGGCTAACTCTAAGGTTATTTGTTCGCAGCGAATTTCTTCTGCAGTGTGAAAACAGTTTTCAATGCGGGCTTGTAGAATGTGGTGTAAATCTTCTAAGTCTATTGGCGATGATGGGTGCCCTAAACCTGAGAAGTAATCGCTTATCTCACTTTGAATTAATTTATTTAACGTATTAAAGATGCTCATATCGACCCCATGTCTTGCTGTGATAACCCGTAAGATCTCGCCATGTGAATATCTTCAATGCTGCGACGAACGCGCAGCTTTTGAGGGTTAACATTCTTTGGTTGCTCTATTCGCTCCGGGGCAAACAAACGTTTTGCACTAATCGTGCTATTAAAATCCTTATTCACGATGACAACTTTCTCTACTTTTTTAGTAGGTGATACAGTTGATTTAGCTGAATGCTGGGCGCGTTTTTGGGCACAGATTTTTTCTTTATTGGCTTGATAATAAGCACGGGCTTTTAGCTGTTTTTCGGTAAGTTGGCTCATGCAATCACTCCCCCTTCACGCTTACATGAAAGGCATTCGTTGCCATAAAGAATGACGCCGTGCTTGCAACTCCTGTGGTAATGGATAGCCCTATCATTAGGTCTACTAATGCGTAGCTTTTCTTCTGCAACACAGGCAAAAAACTCGGCATCTGCTCGAGTAAAATCTTGCACCTCAATGGTGTTAACGGTTCTGGTAATACCCCAGTCGTTATAGTTGTTTGGCTTATAGGTGATATCGGTTTGCGGCTTATCACAGCCTAATTTTGCAAAGCTGCTTGATAACGAAACAACCCCATATTTGGTGTCAAACTTATGCTTTAACGTCATCATGCTGCCACCTCGATTCGTGCAATTGAGTCCATTCCGTGCAACGAACACGTCAATTCAAAACAAAGCTGGGTTAGTGTGTGATCAGCCAATACATACAAAGCGACTTTTTCAAGCCCTTGCGCCATACCTAAGTATCTAAGCGCCATGAGTGGCAAGCCTTGTGAATGTGCCTCACAATGACGTGCATAAATATCAGCCATCAACTTGCGCATGGCGACATGCTGCGGATTAGTTAAATCGAATTGAACAATTGAAGTAGCCATGATCACACCTCCACTTGGTTTACTTGAATGTTATTGCGAATGGCAATCAAACGAATGTTGAGCGTTTTGGCCAGCTCTGGTGATGTGGGTTCTGCGATGGCTTTTAGTGATTCAAGTACAGACTCAACCGCTGTGCGATCAGCTGGCTTTGGTAACTGCAAGGTGCGAATAACGCGATTGGCTTCGGCGGCAATCACTTGCGCAAAAGGATTAGATGCTGGTATGCTTGATTTCATCATATTGTAATCTCCAAAAATTACCGATTTGATACGAGCCATTACCGTTCCAGCGGTTATGGCTTTTTTGTATCTAGTGTTTGTTTTCATTGTCTAACTCGCTCATTAATTCCCGCGCCTGTTTACTGATAAGTCTCAGTTCATCATCAATATGATTTGTTGGTTGCGGTGCGACTGCTTGAGTTGCTGCTTGAGTTACGACAGCAGTTTGACGTGGTGAAATAAACTGAGCGCGACTTAATGGCATGTTGCTAAATGCACGGCCTAAATCCGTTAATGCAATTAACGACTGTCGAACCGCTTCACGTTCATTAGTTGATAAACTCAGCAATGGACGGTTTAGGTATTCGCTTGGTTTGAGTCGTGCACCAAAAAGCACTAATGCGCGTTGCTGTGCTGGTAGTTTGTCAAACTGGCTTGCGGCACTGGTTTTACCCAACATTTTGCGCATTGCGGCAATGGCCTCACGTCCAACATCACCATGCGGTTCGTTAGCTGCTGGTATTGCGCGATTATTTATCGTGTTAGATAACGGCTGTTTTATGGCTAAAGACATAATTAATCCCTCTACATAAAGCCCGGTGTGGGCATTGTTTGCACTGCATCAAACGCTACCGACAACACTGGTATTGCTTGAAATTTTTGTTCAACGTCATGCATGAAAATAGCTAACTCGGTCATCACATAACTGGCACGTCTAATGGTTTCGTTGCGCATACGCTCAGTAACCCTGCGTTGCGCTTTTGCATCTAATGCCAGTGCACCCAATTGGGCGGCGTTCGCATTAATATCAAGTGCTCTATCTGTTAATGTCATTTTGTCTGCATCTGCAAAATCATCAGTACAAACAGACGGCATACAGTTCAAATCAAGCAATACTCCATCAACAATGCATCGATTTCCGCTAGCTCGAGTAATGGCAATCAACTCGTGTACTGTTAGCTGATGTGGCTGTTCTGGCAGCAATTTATTGCGCAACATCTGCCTGCTTTTCAGCCCTGCTGTATCAGCGATATTTTTCATCACTTCATCGTTGGCAAATTGGCGCATTGCGCCGACAACATGCGGTTGTGATGCAAACTGTGTACTGCTCAATTGTGTATACATTGCTGCAAAACTCCTTTTTGCTAACATTCAATTGAAGAATAAAACACTGCAATTGAATATTGTGATGTATCAGGCAGCGTGGTCTGCCGCTTCTTTTGCAAGTGCAAGCATGTTGATGAAAGGACGTTCTTGTGGTTTGAGTTTTTTGCGAATAGGCAGACGACCTTCACTAATTAGTCCTCTAACGGCTCTGCTTGTTAGCCCAACGCGGCGTGCATACTCTTCGGATGATATGAAAGGTGCATCAATTTGGAATGTGAAATTGCTCATTTGGTGGTATCCTTTTGTGTACATATATGCGCCAGATAGTGTCGGAAGCTGTCTGTTTTGCGCCTTAAACTTAATTGACGAACAGAGTATTGATCAATCAGAGGTTAATATCAACAATCAAATGAATAAATCTGCGTATAAATTATCGGAACCTTTAAATGCTGAAGGCGGAAAGGTGTTTGTTAATCGCCTAGTGCACCTTTTTGGCTTGCGCAGCAAGGTTGAACTTTCTGGTTTGATTGGTGTGTCGACAGGTTCGATTGCTACTTGGCAAACCCGTGCCGTCCTTCCTTATGAATTGGCTGTTAGAATTCATTTGGCTACAGGTATTTCTATTGAGTATTTATTATTTGATGAACCTAAGGGTGACTTGAATGTAATGCAGTACCTGCAAGATCCAACGCAACAGCCAAACTATGCCAATATAAAACATAACATTTCAAAGTTTCGCTACTCGCTAACAAACCCTGCTCATTACGATGGCGGATCAGTTCTTATAGAGCGCTTAGTTTCATTTTTTAAGTTAAGTAGTAAAAAAGAATTAAGTGAGTTGCTTGATGTCAGCACAGGTACTTTAGGAACCTGGCATGCCAGAATCATTACACCGCATGAGTTACTTTGTCGGATTCATTTGGCAACGGGTGTGTCAATGCACTTTTTATGCTTTGGTAAAGAGTGGGAAGATGTTGAGGCTGTTCGGAATGAAACTAAGCCAGCATCAACTAGACGTTCGGCTTCCGTGAGTTCCAGTGATTTTCGAGATGATGTGATTCCTCTACTGATTAATCCCAATAGCATTACTGAAGTCAGAACGCATTACTCAATACCTGAAGTCACGTTTTTTAAAAGCGATATCTATTCTATTGATGATGGGTCAAAGATTAAAAATGGCGCTTATCAGTCAAATGCAATTCTTTGGGAGCATGCAGGTGTAACCCCTGATGATGCGTTAGTGATCCGCTACAATCAGGCTACTTACTTCATCAATACTGAAATAAAAACAGTGACCAAAGGGCTTTACTTATTTGCAATTAACGATGTACATCAAATAGGTGAACTCAAGCAGTTACCCGATGGAAAGGTATATTTCATTGATGGTGATGACAAGTACCAAATTAACCAAGAAACAACCAAGGTAATAGGCAAAGTTGTTTCTGTTTTAAAAAATATTTAGCACATCCTAATTAATCGATTAAACGAAAACTTACAACAAGGAAGTTAATTTAATGGCTATAAAAAAGTGTAAAGAATGCAATATAGATATTTCTAGCAAAGCAAAGGTTTGTCCCCATTGCGGTGTAACAAGACCTGGTATCAGTGCTGCAAGTAATGCAAAAGGGTGTCTTGGTTTAATTTTATTTTGTTTAATTTTTGCTGCTGTAATGATTAGTTGTGATGATAAAGAATCAAAATCAGTACCTGAATCAGCTAAAGTTTCAGATATACAATGCCGCCATTCTTTATCTTGTTTAGCTGAAAAACACATTATTTATGCCGGTGCTATTTGCCAATCTCCTATTCAAAAAGTTTCTAAATACTCTTATGAATGGACTGATGGTTTTGCTTCACCTCGCTTCAGTCATTATCGTTGGGTTAGTCAGTCAAAAGGGATCATCACTTATATTGGTGATGAAATAAAATTGCAGAATGGTTTTGGTGCATGGGCCCATTACACGTATGAATGTGATTTTGATACTGCAAAGCAGTCTGTTATTGATGTTCGTGCTACTCAAGGTAGGATTCAGTAATTTAAATGTCAATTAGAAATATTAAAGACGGTAGTGATAAACCTTGGAAATTAGATCTTCGCCTTGGTGGGCGTGATGGCAAACGTATCAGAAAATTATTTGCTACTAAAGGCGAAGCAATCGCTTATGAAACATTTGTATTAAAACAAGTTGACGATAAACCATGGCTTGGTGAAAAAGAAGATACTCGTAAACTGTCTGAATTAATAAAACATTGGTATGACTTGCACGGCCAACAACTTGCGCAACCTCAATCACGATTACGCAAACTTGAGTTAACGTGTTTTGGCTTGGGCGATCCAGTGGCCAGCAAACTCACGATTAACGATTTTGCTCACTATCGCCAATCAAGGCTTGATGGTGAAATAGAAGATTTTCAGGGTAACAAAACTAAGGTTAAACCAAACACGATTAATCACGAACATGCTTATTTAAATGCGGTCTTCACAGAATTAAAGCGCCTTGGTGAATGGACTCTGCCAAATCCATTAGAGGGTTTACCTCAATTTAAAATAGAAGATACCGAATTAGCGTTTTTGTACCCTGAAGAAATCCCCATTGTATTAGATGAATGTCGTAATGCTGAATATGAACACCTGGTAACAATTGTGATGGTATGTTTGGCAACCGGCTGTAGATGGTCAGAAGCGGAAGGTTTACGCGGCAACCAAATTGCCCATAACCGAATAACCTTTGTTAAAACTAAAGGTAAAAAAAATAGAACTGTGCCAATTGCCCAAGGTTTAGCTGACTTATTGCCCCGCGTTCGTGGCCCATTATTCAGGCCATGTCGAAGATCATTCGAACGAGCAATAAAACGAAGCGGCTTAACTTTCCCTGAAGGGCAAATGACACACATTTTGCGTCATACATTCGCCAGTCATTTTATGATGAACGGTGGCAATATTTTGGTGTTAAGACAAATATTAGGTCATGCTGATATTAAAGACACAATGCGTTATGCTCACTTTGCACCTGATCACTTAGATGATGCGATAACCAAAAACCCAATCGCAGGCATATTATAAATGCCCACAAATTGCCCACTCAGCCCGTCAATCATCGTCAGCAATCGGCACCACCTGACAGTTAAATCATTGTTTTACCTGTAAGTATATGTTTTACCTACCCTATGTAATGAATGTAGGCTTTCTGGACGCGGGTTCAAGTCCCGCCGCCTCCACCAATTTATAGAAGGGCTTAGCAGCAATGCTAAGCCCTTTTTCTTTGTCTAATAGCGACAAAGTGGCGACAGCCAATAAAATGTTCAACTCATGATTAATCAACACTTATAGCAATGTCCATATCAGCTAACACATAAATGCCCCTACGTTGGTTAGGCTATGACCTGCGGCCACTAACGTCGTGGCGCTTCGCCCACACCAGACCAAGAGGAAATCAACGGCTATTCCCTCTTGGAACTCCCAGCCGCCCCGCAAAATTTTGGCTATTTACACAACAACAGCTGCGAACAGGTCGCCATGGGGATTGAACAAGCCTCTAATTTCATTTGAAACCTGCTTCGGCCTTATTCGAAAATGCTAACGCTTCCGATGGTACATCCTTTACCGCGAAAGCTAAGCTCACATCCATGTGAGCTTCACGCTATTTTCTTCAACGTCCTCAAGTTCAGAGTTGTATCACAC